ACTACTATGTTCTGAAGCAATTATGCTAGTATTACTCTTACCATTCATATCCGTTTTTGCTGTTGAACTACTGCTAATATTGGTTAACCCACTAACATCCGTTCCATAATTTCCCCAAACCATACTGGTAGGTGCACTCATTACTAAGGCATTCTCTTTTACCACAATTCCTACTAATGTTTTAGAAGTATAATACTCAGAATAACAAGTACCATCCGAATAATAATACATGCCAACAGCACAATCTTGAGTGGATTTAATTATCAACTCTTCTAAACAAATTAACTTACTTGTATCAAACGGACACTTAAGATATGCTCCATCGCAACTTGTGTCACTATACCCCATATCCGCACAATCAGGTTTAGGTATACAGCTCTGAGCCGACACATCATTAATTAACAATAAGCTTGAAAATATTAGTATTTTTTTCATCTCTATATCCTTCCTAACTACAGAAAATTACGCCACAAAACGATACATAACCGCTTGTACAGGCGCAGGATTCATATTTTCCTTTACAAGCAGTACCACTACCGGTTTGTCCAGTTTCATTACAACTATATTGATATTTGGTATCACAAGGCAGGCAATAAAGTTTCGTGGCGTCAAACGGGCATTTTACTGCTTGTGTTTCACAAGAAGTTTCAGTATAGCCTATAGAATCGCAAGGAGGATAAGGTACACATTCAGCATGTACCGTGCTTGATAATAAACAAGTTATCATTCCAAAGAGTAAGATAGTGTTATTTAAACAGGTATTTAGACATGCTCTTACCTTCCTCATCTTATAGCTCCTATTTTTATAATTCTCACCTTCTTTCATTACGATAACATATTTCTTATATAAAAACAATACTTTTATTTGTACTTTTTTTCTCTAATTTGTAGATCACTTGACCTCGCCTATCGGCTCGGAGCGATGATTTTAATATAAAGTCATCCTCAAACACACATTCTCTCTGGTCATCCTTGGACTCATTTTTTTTATAACAGTTATCCTCGGACACTCTCTCTATTTTGTCATCCTCGGACTTGTTCCGAGGATCCATGGATACTCGGGATAAACCCGAGTATGACAAAGAGAGTAGAAGTCATCCTCGGACTTGTTTCGAAGGTCTATGGATACTCGGGATAAACCCGAGTATGACAATAGAAAAAAATTGCCCGAGTATGACAATAAAAAAGAGCACGAGTATGACTTAGAAGAAAATTTCCCCGAGTATGACGAGTAAAGTAAAGGAAAAGAAAGAAAAAATGAATGAATGAAAAAGAAGAAAAAAATAAAAAGGAAAAGAACAATAAAATAGAAAAATAATAGCGGAGGGAAAAAATTCCCTCCCTTTTATTCTTTCGGATATTTATATTTTATATCCTGCCATTTTTCGATAATATCTATCAATTCATAAGGTAAATCTTCGCCACTTTGCAATACCATATCGAAAGCTTTAAGAATTGCATCCAATTGTTCACCAACCGGAAGATTTTTTTCATAAGCTTTAGCTCTTTTTTCTTTATATGTAATTTTTTTACGTGCCATATTTATTCTCCTATTTTATCATTTTACCATTAGCTATATCAAATACGTTATTGAGCATATCTGAACGATAATTCCTATCGAGTTTTTTACTTTCTCGTTTATATTTATCTGTTTCATATTGAATATCGCTATATGCATTTTTAACTTCTCTGTTTTGTGCCGCCAAACTTGAAGCGCTTGAAGTAATACCGGCACTACCAAGTTTTGCTCGTCTACTTGCTAATTGTTCTTCTAATAAATTTTTACGCTTTTGAGTTGTCTGAACGTAATTTGCATACATATTATGTTTTTGTTCCTTAACATCACGCCGTTTATCTAATATATTCAGCGTTGAACTGCCTAATTTGCTAGCTGCGGCTACCATATTTCCCATTGGTTTCTCCTTATGATTTGGTTTTAATTTCAACAACTGCTGAAAGCAGAGTAAAAGGTACAGGTACAGAACTTTTAATACTCCATATCGGTTTTTCCATATCCTTTATCCACCCCAGTGAATGTAATTCAATATCTCCGTTATAAATATTTGCAGGAGCATCAAGTAAGCGGTCACGGTACATCTTTTTCAACGGAACTTCAAAATATCCACCGCCAATATTAATTCGTAATGAACGACTATTAACTATTCGAAATAATCCCTGAACAACCCGTAATGCCTTAGGAGGATATGGACGTGCTCCTTCCAACATATATGGCAACGGTTCAATCACATGTTCATACGGATATCCGACAATTATTTCTGATGCAGGTTCTTCAAGTTCTATTGTACCATTTTTAACTTTACATAAACCAATTGTAAAATCATCGGCAATGACAGAAATCTCATCCCCTTCAAAATCATCAAGACCAGTCCAAATAGTTTGCGGTGTTTCTGATGTTTGTTTAATACTTCCATCCACCCACCAATCATCTTCCATTTTTTCGATATACCAAGTATTATTTCGACATACACAAAAATATATTTCTTCGCCTATCGCCGTTACTGAACGAAATTTACCGGCTGTGGTTAATTTACTCCATGCGGTTACTTGCTCTGTTCGATACGTAGTCAAGCACGAAACAGTACCATCTGCCAATACAACGTATAAAACGCTATCATCAGGATGAAAGGTACAATCAACCGGATGTTTGATAATTTCAGGTGAAAGTAATGTTAAATCTTTAGCCTGATAAGCTTGTTCTACATCAGCAAATAAAAATTCTCGCATTTGTCTTCCACTTGCAGACATAAATAGAGTCGCACCATCAACATTTTGCGGGGGAACATTACATCCGGTATACATACCTACTGTAGTCTGTCTGCTAAGTTCAATACTTTCCGGAGTTAAAGGTTGACCTGTAACCATCCATTCGGCTCCGGTAGTAAAAACTAATAAATGTCGAGCAGAAACTACCGCTTTAATTGCATTAACCTGATCTGATAATATAGCAAATTCTATTGCCTCATCATCTAATCCTTCGCCCAAGTCAAAGTTAAACAAATCTGACGATTTGGATAACCAAAGACGATTAGGCAAACTGTGAGAACCACCGATAACCATTCTGTCTTGATGAAAAGTTACAGAATTAGGCCAACCCCGTAAAGCAGAAAAAGAACTTTCTTCCCAATCTGTGGTGGCATTACCGGTACTTAAATTTTTTGTAACTTGTGCTGTCAGTGTCTTGGCATCATTATAACCGGTAATTACTACCTCTCCATTATTCAAACGAATACGGCTTCCTATATATCCGGAAGAAAATATTTCATTGGTTGCACTAAGTGTAATATTTCCGGATGTTCCACTTGCGCTTATACTTTCTTTGTGTTGATAAAAATTATAATAAGGGCAATATACTTTTCCACCTTCACTATAATATTCCCAATCCTCTACTTTCCAAACATCACCATTATAACGACTGATTTGTTTGGGAGGAACATCCGGATGTACAATCAACAAAGTATCTGCGCTTTGTGTCCAGTTAATTGTATCTAACTGATGTAATGTCCATGGAGTTTTTAGTTCTGTAATCAAACTGTTATTACGATAAATGCGTAATTTTTGTTCCATAAAACACAGTAAATAAGTTTGTTCGGTATTAAACTCAAAAGGAATTAATCTAGCTCCGCCGCTTAACTTATCAATACAGCGCAAACCACGACGACGAGAAATTCCTCCGGTCGGATAAATAATTACATTTTCAAGAGTGCGAGCGCCATTCTCAAAAATACCTAAATCTCCACGACCATAAATTAATGGTGAAACCTGTCCGGCTGTGAAGTTGGTTTTTATTGCTTTATTATTTGCGCTCACTGTCTTGCCTCTATCAAAGTAAAATCTTCAAACTTTAAGGGTGTTCCTTGTTGAGAATCTGTTAATCGCGCTTGTTTTAAAACATCATCGGCTCTTTTTTGCAAATGTTCGGCTCGACTTGTACTTTCTGTTAAGGGTAAACAAAACTCATAAGCAAGAGCAGATACTAAAGCATCTTGAAAAAAGGTAGGAAAAATGCTCTCATCAACGCGACAAATATATGTAATGATTAACTCTTCGCTATTGGTATAAATCTTATTTTCGTAAATACGATATTCTACGCCTCGTCCCCTACTCCCTATACCTGCAGATATCATACGCAAATAATCTGAAGGTAATTGATACGCATAAGTATAATCAGCTAATGGTGACATATCTAAACGTGATAAACGTTTTTGAACAATAGCAAAACTCCACGGATAAGAAGCAAGTAAGCTATCTCGCGTTAGAGGGTATAAATTTGCAGCGACTTCTGATTCTGCTGTTCCATCTTCAAATGAAGTAATAGTTTGAGCACCAATTTTAAGTAATGCTTTAGAGCAAATACTGACATCGGTATAGTTCATTCTTGTTCTCCTTATAGAATAAACAAACCGGAAAGGCTCATATATGTCCTTTCCGGTATCATTTGCTAATAGTGTGGGATTAAAAATTAAGCAGATGCTTCATTTAAGTTAATAACTGAAACACTGCCGCCAACAACATCATTAACACATAACAGTGCCGGTGAAATGCTTGTTTCATTATTCGCTACTGTCAAAATCATATCTCCTTTTCTGACAAATGCAGAAATATCATTAAAATATCCTTCACTTTCTACATCTGTCAAAGTATCTGCAGTTTGATAATTCCATAAAGTGAAACCATTAGCATAAGCCATGACACTAAAATTTTTATTTTCATAAGCCATTATTTTATATCCTTTGCTTTTAATCTTATTATATTATGCAACAGAAGATTCTTCTTTACACTTAATACGAACAATACCGCTGTCATCAATCAAACATGCTCCTTGGCTCATCATATTATTAATAAAGTGAGCAGCATGATCACCGTGCCAACTAATATCAGATTTGACATCCTGACCAGATGCATGACCAATAGCGGTTTTATGAAAGATAAAACAATTACGTTCGTCACCGCTCAATGGCAGTCCGGTGTGCATAATCCAATTGATACCTAACCATTTACGGCTTTCTGTACCTTTAAGAAACGGCAGATTATCTCCGGCATAATCAGAATTAGAAAATTCAGGAAGATTTAACAATGCATTCCATTGATGTGGTCCAACCAAACCAAAACGCTGTCCGTCATCGGGAACATCATTAGCATTAAGTTTGGCAAAAGCATCTAAAATATCTTTTTTAGTTAAAGCTGCAGTATAATCACCAACATCATTAGATGTAGAAGCATTATTCAGTGCTGTAATAATAAGTTCATCGGTTTTGCGTCCTAATGCATAAGCTCCGGCATTGGCAATTACTAATCGTTCATCGATGCTTAATTTGAGTTCATCTAATGCATCTACCCAATCTCCGGCATAATAATCATGCAATTCACATTCTATCGGAGTATGATCAATACTCATTACCGGCACAAGACCATGACGTGCTTTTCCTGCAGCAACACCTTTACCTACTTTTTGAAAGACTGTGGATGAACCTTTAATATTATTCTTAAAGCGAACCGTATTTCTTAATTTTGAACCATGCTGTTGATAAGCTTGATGTACATCGGCTTCAAATTGTTTAGTAAAAGCTAAACTTACGTCTGACATTATATTTTCTCCATTCTATTAATTGTGTTTGTTACTTTATGTAAAAAAAAGAAACTATTTGTTGCCATATAGTTTCTCAAATCCTTTGGTTATCTTAGCAATATAGGCTGCATCTTTATCGCGCCAATAACGAGGATCTTCCATCATCTTACGTAAAGATGCATTACTAAGTTCCTCCGGTTGTCCTCCATCTCGTCCAAGTTGCGGCTCATTAGAGGACATCATCTGATACAAAGCCATAACTCCTTCTGAAGTCGTTGCTAATGCATCATAGATTTCTGAACGTAAATTTTGTTTGGCCCAAGTAGAAATCTGACGAGCAATTTCATTAAACTTCTCTTGTGAACCGAAATGACGTACTAATTTTTCTATTTGTTTTTGAGCTTCAAAATTTACGGTTAATTCATTTAATACAGGAATTACACGCTCATTTGCCAAATCATAAACCAATTGAGCTTGTTCGTTGGTGAAGTGTTTATCATACATTCGACGTAATACTTCATCATCTCTTTCTAAATATGGACTGGAAATACAAATATCGTACTTATCATAACTTTCCGGCATACCTCGTAGTCCTGTTTCTACCAAGTTTTCATCTCGCATAGCCATATTATTAAAATCAGAAATAAGCAAATCAAGACGTACTTCCTGTTTGTTTTCATCCCAATATTTATCTGCTAACCCATGAGGTTTAGCATTTTTTTGTTGTAAATTTTCTGTTGTTTCCAGCAAGTTCTCACTCATATCTTTAACCTTTCTTCTTTTATTATCTTTATTATTAGGATAATCCGGCAAGCGATTTGATGTAACATACTATATGCCTTTGTCCTTCTAAATGACGTAATTGTTCATTAGGACATTCCGGTCCTAAATATCGCTCCAAAGTTATCCTTTGTAAAAAAGAGAGAACAATTCTGCCCTCTCTATTGGAAAAACACTTAGCAAATGTTTGACGTATTTCTTTTTCTTCCATTTGCGAAGTATCAATGCAGCTGTTCATTTTTGTCATCCTCTTGCGGCGGAAGCTCTAAAATTAATCCGGCAGGTACATTTAACGTATTACCTAACCAGATCGCTGCCTCTTTAGCATTGATAACAGAAGCCGCATCTGCTCCCATTAAGGAAACCAGATTTATCCATTCAGATACTGTACTAATATCTTTTCGGGCTTGTACTAATGCTAAAGGTGATCTGTATTGTAAGTCTACAACCTTACCATCCAAATCAAAATTCATAATATCTCCACGTCGGCGCAAAATATAAAATGCACGCTTAAGCAATGGTGTAAGTAATTCTGCCTGTAAACGTCCAAAACTTGCACCTAAAATTCGTGCCATTTGTGATGCCCGTTCTAAAACTTCGGTTGCTGTCATATTAGGTGCATTAATCTGAGCTAATGAATCTGTAAGCAAAGCATGATTAATTCTTGCTCGCAAATTTTCCAGTACTAATTGCGAAATATCAAACTTCCCCGGCGCTTCTAACGGTGTAAGACCTTTTGAACCTACAGCCTTAGGTATAATTGCGCCCGGAACAAGTTTAATATTAGCTGGATTTAGAATACCATCATCATCAGCTTGCCAAATTCCCGTAACTGCAATTGAAGCATTTTTAAGCACAAGTTCTACTACCTTATTAGCCGTCTTAATATCAGGTAATGCTTTCATTACCGGTGAACGACCATAAACTTCCCCCGGAGCTTTAAGCCAACGAAAATTAATAAATGGAGAAGTGTCAAAGACACCATCTCGCAGAACAACTGCATTTTCATACCCTTCAGTTTCATCAAAAACAAAGGCTGTATATTCATACCCTTGTGCTCCATATTGTCCACTACGAGGCAAAACCGCTTCTATCAGTTTAAGTTGATAGTTTTTATCTTGTTTGGCTCGTTCCATATATTTTTCAGGAATATCTGCAATAGGGAAACGAATTTTAATACCATCAGGAGTAATTTGAGAACAACGAAATGTTCTATCCAGTTTGCCGTTTGCACTTTCTTCCAAAGCAATTTCGCGTAAAGGAACTGCATAAAAACGAAACGCCGTACTTTCTCCTAATGGTGCTTCCTCAAACATCAAGCAAGCAGTACCGGCTGTTACTAAATCAAGGTAACACTGATGAATTTCAACTGCAAAATTTGAATGTTCAAAATTTTGCAATAAAATATCCGTAGATTTTTCAAGTATACTTGAAACCTGATTTTTTTCAACAGAGGTAAGTTCTGCTCCTGCTTTTAAGCCAAACCATTTTGCCCATGGAGGTGTTAACTCTGACAGTAAAGATGATGCCAGTTGATCTACTGCATCAGGAGCAGTTCCATCAAATAAATGCAAATTTTGTTTACTGCCATAATTTTCCGAAACTTGAGCTGCACAAACATTTTCTCGTTGAGGAAAAGCATAATTATAACATTCTTGCCAATGAGGTTCCCAATATTGCTTACGTTCACAGGCTTTCTGCCAATGAGCGATTAATTCATGGATTTTATTTTCCATCATTATTCTCCCAAAAGCTTTTTACGGTTCAAATTTTTAGTATCTAATATTCCGGTATATGTCGTTTTGATAGTACTTTCGGCTCCTCGACGCTGACGTTCTAAGGCTTTCTTACGTTCTTGTTCTACCATATCTGCAGTATTATCCTGTTGGGCAACAACAGGTGTATCAACTTTTGGTGCGGAAAATACGCCTCCCATATTTTTTCTCCTTACTATTTGTTGTTATTTATAAATTTATTAAAAATTCCACGTGGTGCAGATAGTTTATTTTCCTCTTTACTACGCACAACCGAAATTCCTAAAACACCTAAAGCAATTCCCCAAAGTGAGGTGGTTTCTACTAAAGCCATAATAATTTCCGGAGTTTGCGGATTATTGCTGACTATAAGCCAGCAAATTGTCAACATGCAAAGCAACCAAGAAAAAGCAACCGAATAACCAAAAGCCGGACGCCAAAAACGAACAAATTTATCTTCTGATTTCAGTTCATTACGTATGGTTTCGTGTATCAGGCTTAAAGTGGTGGTATCAACAATATTTTCAAGCTCTTGAGATTTTTCTAAATGTCGATTAGCTTCTTTTAATTCTTCTAATGATATTTCTTCTTTATTAATGGCAGCATCTACATCATTTAAAGCACATGCTGCTTTTTTTGCCATTTCATTATTCATACTTCCCAGTGAAGAACCAACAAATCTCATTAATAAAGGAAGACCAACTTTACTTAAAATTTTAGTTAACATATTACATTAAATTCCTTATTCTATATCATTGTAAAAAATATGATTGCCAATTTCGGCGCATGGTATTTTACCAATCGACCATTTAGGACGAAGGTTGCGAACATGATAATGTGTAGCTCCTCCGGTTTTATCTGATAAAACACCGTTAATCGCACGCAAAGCAATCCGCCGACAAATCTTAAATGATTTATCTGTACTCAAATCTTGAGTTAAGAGCAGATAGTTAGCATCGTGAATATTCCAACATGAAAACTGCCATGGTTTTAGACATACACTACGTATGTTATCTCCCCACCAATATCCACCATTATGCTGTGCAAACTTAACTCGATTTATAACAACTGAGGCTATTGCTTCTTGTCCAGATAAACTCTCTCCTCTTGCTTCTCCGAAAATAGTACGAGCCAGAATATCAACATCTTCCTCTGTCATCGCTTTTTCCCCGTATTATCAAGTTTCTTTTCAATACGAAGCAGATGTTCGGTTAATCTGTTTTCTACATCTTTAAGATAGGTATTGGAAACATAATTACGGGCAACGTGAATTTTAAAATCACTTAAAGCTTCTCGACAAACCGAAATTTTATGTTCTTGTGAACCTTTAATATCGACTATATCTTCTTCAAAACGAGTTTTATTTTTGCTTATCATACGAAATAAGCATAAAAAAAGGGGGACCTCTATCATGGTCACCCAATTAAAAAGTTCTCCTGTCATATTTAATTCCTCTTATAAAAATTATATTACTTCAAATTTGTAGCGTGCTGTAAATTGTCCTCCTCCTTGCCATTTATGTTGTAACGAATACTTATTATTTCGTGGTACATATGCTATACGTATCGGTTCAGAACGCAGACAACCGGCAACAGCATCCAAAGCATCATCGTGAGCAGCACCTTCAAAACTCCATTCGCGCATTTCTTCAATAAATCCACTACAATATATTTTTTTATGTACATTGAGTGCACGTGCTGCCAATAATACTTCAAAAGCTTCTAAAATACGTTTTTGTTTGTTTTCTGATGAATACATCTCTAAAACAGCAATATTCATTTGAGCCAATTTAATATTCCGGCGTAATATTTCAGGTAAAAAACGACCTACTCCGTTAACCTCAAGTCGAATAGAGGGTAAATAATTACGCTGTAAAAACGAGAGTACTTTTTGACATTGTTCTTCTGCGGCGTTATTAGAATTAGTAATTTTAATATATTCTAAATCATGCAACCAAATTCCTCCGTTTTCATCAGTAAATACGCAAGCAATTACACTATTATCCCCGCCATTTCCAAAGGATGGATCCCACCAGCAAGAAGCAGATAACATCTTTTTTTCGCCAATTTTCAAAATATCACGCCCATTAGCACTAATAAGTTCAATTTCTCCTTCATATGGATTTAATAAGTCCGGATTAAGAATACAGCTCTGCATATTTACCGGCTGAAGCATCATTTGGGAAAGGAATTTACTCTCTCCTGAACGAGCTCGTATTGAAACAACCTTTTCCTCAGAAAATCTTTCCGGCCAAATACTTTTTCCATTTGAATCCAAAATAGGTAATTCAAGCTTATCAAAGCCTAATAAAAATGGTTCTGTTTCCGGCTTTTTATTATCATACGAAGTCTGATATATCGTATAATAAGTATGTGGAGTACCAATATAAAGTTGGATACCTGTCGGCGTTAAAATATAATCAAGTTCACTTAATTTTTCTCGCATATCTTGACGCTTAAGTGATGTATCACAATTTTTTGGCACCTCCACATCGTCGCAAATAATAATATCGGCACGTAAACCTGTAAGATTTGCCCCTAAGCCTTTAGCCAGCATAGAGGGATCACGTAATTCCATATCTCGATTAATTGTAAATTGATCTGATGACCACTGATCTAACTTATCAGGTTTCATACCTTGAGTCAGAGGATGTTGTTCTATTATTCTTTTAACATTGCGAACCATCTTCTTGGCTAAGGCATGATCAGCAGCTATTACTAAAATACGTACCGTTGAATCTGTATATAACATCCAGCTGCAAAATAGTCCTACAATTGTAGACTTACCAGAATTACGAAAAGCCATTAACAAAGCTTGGCGATTTTTTTTCTTATGCCAAATTCGTGATAGCCATAACGCAATCTTTTTTTGGTGTTTGGGGACCTGCAAACCTTGTAGGCGCAGCCAAACATATACAAACTCAAAAAAATCAATCTTCATATTCTGTATCCTCAAGTTCATTGCGTGCTTCTCGTAACAATGAATCTATTTCTAAGCTTGTTTCTTGTTGCGTAATAGTTTTTTCATTTTCAGTCCAGCGAGCAAGTTTGAGTAAAGTTTCGGCATGAACAACTGCAGATTTACATGCAGAATGATGCGCGCTAAAACCTTTGGCATCATTAGGTACTGGCTGCATTGAAAAATTTTCATAACTGGCAATGACTTCAGAAATTTTTTCCGGAAGAGTTTTTTTGAGGCGTTTTTTTAAGGTAGAAAGTGTTTTTATTTTTTTTGTAACCATTGTACAACCTCAATAAAAAAAATCCGCAAAACAGGAATCTGTTTTACGAATTAGTTTACTTTAGACACACTACCAGCAAGTGACATTTAGAGTTGTATCAAAAAAAATTTAACTTGTCAAGACTTTTTTCCTACTATTTTTAATTTTTTTATAAAGCTGATATGGAGTAATGATTGAAAATGAGTGTATCCCTACGAGTCTTTTTACAAATTCCACACAAGTAAAAAACATTAACGGAGCACATTTTAAGGGGGCTTGACTAATATGTACACGAACCGTTGTGCGTGTATCAACTAAAGAATAAGACTTAATTATATTATCAGAATCACAATTATGAAAAATTTGCACGTCAAGTTGATTGGAACGAGGATTGAGTAAAACTGCAACTTTTTGCTCTCTTGAAACTAACAAAACAAAGCAATGCCTAAAGCCAGCTTTTAAGAATCGAAGCCACCAAATTGAATTTGCATCCTCAAAAAAGATATATACTTCACTAAAACCTAAAAAATTTTCTAATCCTATTTGCATTACTTACTCCAATATTTCCTGCATCCGTAATCTGATGTCAAAACAATGTATTGCCTCTTCCCATAACCTTATCTCACTGCGTTTAGCACGACTATCATAATATGGAGGTATTTGATAACTACCCCAGCGATACAAAACTCGAAAATGACGATTGCTTATTTTATCTTGAAAATGCATCTTTTTTAAAATCAGGTATATATCACCAATTTCACATATTCTTTGCTGACCGGGGAAATTAGTACGAGAACGCAATCCTCCTGTTTGGTTATCAACAATATTACAAAACCAAAACCACACTTCCTCTGCATTATTGAAGGCTTTATATTTGTTATGCATCATTTTATCCTTTATTATTTAGTTCCGATTAACCAATTGTTAACCTCAAAAATGATATACATAAAGTTGTAGGATTTTCAACCTAAAAAAGATTTGATTCCTAGGATTATATGTGCTATGATAGTAATATATTCCCAAAAAACCACAGAGGAGTGCACAAAACATGAAATATGAAACTATTTGGAGTGCTGTTGATAACTTGGCAAAAAGTCTGGGAATGACAACTTCCGGATTAGCAAAAAAGTCCGGACTTGATTCTACAACTTTTAATAGAAGTAAAAGAATCAGACCTGATGGCAAAAAACGCTGGCCATCTCTTGATAGTCTTAATAAAGTATTGGAGTTTTGCTGTATATCTTTTGAAGAATTTTATAACTACGGTGATAACTATGACGGGCATAGTAATATTAAAACTATTCCTTTTGCTCAATTATCAGATAACATAAAAACAACATGCGCAGATGAAAATGCTCCTGACACATCTGAATGGGAAACTATTGCTTTTCCTATCGGTACAAATAGTGCTTATATTTTAGAAATTGATACAAATGACTATGAACCAATATATAAAAAAAGTTCTACAATTCTTTTATTAAAAAATTCGGAAATCAGACACGGTGATAGAATCGCTGTATTTATGAATGATGGAACTAAAATATTAGCAGAATTTGTACACAGAAAAGCACAAACAATTGAATTAATTTCTCTAAAAAATACAGAAAACAATATATCCGTAAAAATTGATAATATCATCTTCATCAATAGAATCGCTTGGGTAAGTCAATAACAGGAATATAGAATATGAAAAATATATGTGATGAACTTTTTTATGATGTTTTACCGCTAAAAAGTATTAATCCTAAATCCGGACTTAATACATTATGCAGAAAAGCACTTAAAAATGTTATATATTACAAAATGCTTAATACAGACACTCAAAAAGCAGAAAGCAAGCTCCGAAAATGTAGAGATTACGCTCTTAAAAATCATAAACAATTTTGAGCAAATTTATATATTTCATCCAAGGCTTGTTGAGGATTATCTTGTAAGCAGATTTTAGTTTCACTATTTGCACAACATCTTTTCTCTGCGCTTTCATAATAACAAAATGGTGTTGAAAACCATTGGGCATAGGTTACACTATCATCTATATGAAAAGTAATGGCATTTTCTTCACAATAGCGAGCTTTAGAAGTGTTCCATAAAGTTTCTTCGACCTTAAATTCACCATTTGCAAAATATTTTACTTTTCCTAAATGATTATAAAAATCTAAAATAGCAAAAATAGTAGTGTAGCTGATATTCCAATCATCAAGCATATTTTTTACGACATCAGCAGGACCACCGGTGATGATATGAATTTCATATCCTCTAGCAATTGCTTCTTTCGTAAAAGAACTGAAATAATCGGGATTATCAGTAATTACGCCATGAAAATCCAAACCAATCTTAATTCTTGTTTTTTCACTCAT